CAACGGTAAACATCTTTGTGAAGAGCGCTTGGGACTCACCCGGGCCCTGGAGCCTTGTGGGTTCTTTGACAAAGAAGTGTGGTGGAGGGGGGTAGCCGACCTCATTATCCTAAAGGAAGATAGTGCATATATAATAGACTACAAGACAGGAAAGTCTGCCAAATATGCAGATACAAAACAATTGGAAATCCTATCTTTAGCGGTCTTTAAGCACTACCCACAGGTCAAAAAGGTTAAAGCTGGTCTTTTATTTGTGGTTGCCAATGAGTTAGTAAAGGCTAACTTTGAGGAAGATAAATCAAGCATTTACTGGATGCGTTGGATTGAAGATACCAATAGGCTAGAGAAAGCTATTGAGTTAGATGTATGGAATCCTAAGCCAAACTTCAGTTGCAGTAATTGGTGCGCTGTTAAAGATTGTGTTCATAACGGGAAAAGTAATTATAGATAGGTTTAATATGGCTACGAAAAGAAACTACAAACAAGCGGCTCAGTATGAAGATACTCCTGAGCAAGTAAAACATAGAGAAGAACGTAATAAGATTCGCCGTAAGTTGCTAAAAGAAGGCAAGGTGCATAAGGGCGATGGTAAGGATGTAGCACATAAAAAAGCTATGGATAAAGGCGGTTCTATTAAGGATGGATATAGCATACAAAGTGCCTCCGAAAACCGTTCATTTAAGCGTGACTCTAAAAAGAATTTGGTATCAGAAACTAGCAAACGTGAACGTAAGAAGTGATATAATTACTCATGCGTGTGGGGGCAAGTGCGCATAATGAACTACCCCAGTTAGAGCTTTTCTATTTGTAATACCTCACGTTAACATTTAGAGGGTGAACTAACCGAGTGACTCCCGTAAGGAGTCAAATAAAAAATCAAAAGACCGCTTTTGGTCGCTATCCTATTGGGGTGTTGAGTGCAGATTATTGACAACAAGGCATTATTGTTAAAGGTTAAAGACCCGCAACGAATAACAAACCTTATACCGAAGTCAAAGATTCTAGATTCGGGCGAAGTGCTAGTCAAGTGGGGGCTGGATGAAGCCCAAGTGCTACGCAACTTGCGTATAAACAATGTGCCATCACCCATAGAGGGACAGTATGAATGGACTGGAGCATACAAACCATTCAATCATCAAAAGACAACCGCATCATTCCTAACTATGAACCGCAGAGCCTTTTGTTTTAACGAGCAAGGCACAGGCAAAACTTCAGCAGTTATTTGGGCTGCGGACTATTTAATAAACATTGGTGCTATCAAGAGGGTATTAGTTATCTGCCCACTATCTATTATGCAGTCAGCATGGGAAGGCGATTTGTTTAGGTTTGCAATGCATCGTACTTGCGCTATTGCCCATAGCTACTCAAGAGATAAAAGGGTTCAAGCCATACAGAGTAATGCAGAGTTTGTCATCATCAACTACGACGGACTAGAGATTATCAAAGATGAGATTGAATCCGCCGCTTTTGATTTGATTGTAATTGACGAAGCAAATGCTTACAAGAATGTAGCTACAAAAAGGTGGAAGACTCTAAAGCAATTAGTCAAACCAAATACATGGATTTGGATGCTAACAGGAACACCAGCCGCACAATCTCCGACAGATGCATATGGGCTAGCAAAGATAATCAACCCTGACGGAGTACCTAAGTTTTATGGTGCGTTCAGAGACCTTGTAATGAATAAGATTACACAGTTCAAATGGGTTCCAAAACCTACATCAGAAAAGATTATTCATGAAGCACTTCAACCAGCAATACGTTTTACCAAAGACGAATGTCTAGACTTACCAGACATGACGTACACATTCCGAGAGACACCCCTATCTCCACAACAGTTAAAGTTCTACGAAGAAATTAAAAAGCATATGCTAACTGTAGCGGCTGGCGAAAATATTACAACAGTAAATGCCGCCGCCAATCTCAATAAACTATTACAGCTTTCATGCGGTGCAGTTTATTCGGATACTGGAGAAGTTGTAGCGTTTGATGCCAAAGGTAGGATGTCTGCACTACTAGAAGTTATTGAAGAAGCAAGCCATAAAGTAATTGTCTTTGCCCCGTTTAGACACGCAATCGAAATCATTGCAGAAGAATTAAAAGCTAAGGGTATACCCGCAGAAAATATTCATGGTGGTATTTCTGCATCACGGCGTACAGAAATATTTAATAAATTTCAAAATGAAGATAACCCGCAAGTCCTTGTAATACAACCCCAAGCGGCGGCTCATGGTGTAACACTTCATGCCGCAAACGTAGTTGTCTGGTGGGGTCCGATTACATCCATAGAGACATATCTACAAGCTAATGCACGGGTACACCGTGCTGGTCAACGCAACCCATGTACTGTTGTGCATCTGCAAGGGTCTCCAGTTGAAAAAAGAATCTATAAGATGTTGTCAGAGAAAGTCGACATACATACTAGGTTAATTGACCTTTATAAAAATATTATTGAAGGTACTTGACAAAGTATAGTATAGTGACTATATTACTTATATAAATAGAAAGGAGTGTGAAATGAGTGAAGAACTAAACGCAGAGAAACTAGTAAAGATTTACGTCAAGATTCGAGATAAGCGTAGAGAACTTGCTAAAGAAGATAAAGAGTTAGAAGCGCAGTTAGATATTATTTCTTCTGAACTTGTACAGCTATGCAAAGATCAAGGGTCTAGTTTGATTAGAACAAAGTATGGAACTATTTCTAAGCGAATCAAGAAGAGTTACCACACAAGCGATTGGCATGAGTTATTCCAATTCGTTAAAGAACACGATGCGTTCTCGTTACTACAACAACGGTTACACAACGTGAACATGGAGCAGTTTTTGGAGGAGAACCCCGATTTGCATCCGCCGGGGCTATATGCGGATACGACAATGAGTGTAGTTATTACAAAAGGTAAGGAGTAGTCATGAGTAATGAATTATCAGTATTAGGTAGCGGTCTTCCCTCATATCTTAAAGAGTTGGATTTAGATGCAACTACAAGAGCCTTGATGGGTAGTGGTGGTACGGGTGGTATGAAGCGTATCTCTATCAAAGGCGGTGTATGGCGCATGATGGTCAATGGTAAAGAAGTAGCCAAGAATGAAGACCGTGCTATGAATGTAGTAGTTGTAGCCGCCGCACCAAAAGTATCTCGTACATTCTATGCAGGTACGTATTCAGAAGGTGGCGATGCTAAAGCCCCTGATTGCTGGTCTGCTGATGGAGAAGTTCCTGATGCTAAAGCAGTTAATCCACAAGCTAGCCGTTGCGTGGATTGCGCACAAAATGCTAAAGGTTCGGGTCAAGGCGATAGCCGTGCTTGCCGTTTTAGTCAGCGTTTAGCAGTTGTATTAGCCAATGATATTGGTGGTGAAGTAATGCAGTTAACATTGCCAGCCTCATCAATCTTTGGCGCAGGAGAACCTGGAAAATGGCCTCTGCAAACGTATGCAAAGATGATTGGTAGTAAGGGTGTACCTATTACTGCTGTCGTTACTGAGATGCGTTTTGATACAGAAGCCGCTACACCTAAGATTGCATTTAAACCAGTACGTGTTTTAGATGCAGAAGAGCATGAGATTGCTATTACTCAAGGTACTTCTGATAAGGCATTAAAAGCTATTACTATGACCGTAGCCGAGACGGATAAAGTACCTAAGCTAGATGCCCCTGTTGCTAAAAAGGCAACGACTGTTCTCAAAGAAGAAACAGAAGAAGTGATTGAGGAGCCAGTCAAGCGTGTTGCTAAAAAAGACGAAGCCCCCGCACCCAAGAAAGATATCTCTAAGATTCTTAGCGATTGGGACGATGCATAATGCCTAAGGGATATTCTCTTCTAATGGCGGAGGAGATTAAATCCGCTGACCCCAAACTACTTGGGGTTCAATTAGGTAGGGTTTGTCTTAATAAGGATATACCCGTATCCGATGTGGCAGAGTTTTTTGGTGTTAGTAGAATGACTGTCTATTCGTGGTTTAGGGGTAAGTCTACTGTTTCGGGCAAGTTTGTCGAAAAAGTTAATAAGATATTGGCTAAGTTTAAGTAGAGTGGTGAGGGGGGCTAGGTTAGCTACCGAAAAGAGCGTGTGCCGTAACGC